AACATCTTATGATGTTATTGGGGGCCCTTGTGTTGGATAGCTACGTTTTATACGAGTCTAGCTCTCGTTTTTCAAATGCAAACTAAGTCGATGATGACTGGTGCTTCGCGTTTGAAACGCGATGGCACCTTTTATCTCACTTTATTGTTGATGGAAGATGAAGTTGGATTTGTGTACCACTTTCACTATTCTGAATTCTTAACTCTCACTTGCGAGAGAGTTTGACGATCATGCTATGAAAATTAGTATCATTTACATTTAATGTTTGACAGATTGATCACTGTCGCAAACATTTTATATACCACTTGATACTACCTCTTTTAGAGGATTTCCACAGGTTTGGTACCCTTTGGATCTTATTACGAACCACTTTTCGAGCGATATCTTTTGATATCGTTCTCGCTCACTGAGTACAGTGGATTTGCCCTTAATTGGGCTCGATCTTTTTGTGTGATAGCAATAGATTTAAATATGAATCAACCACCTCTTTTGAGGATTATCAAAGGTTTGGTAACCTTTGGTTCTTATTTACGAACCATTTTTGACTGATATCTAAACTATAGTCTGCCCTTCATTGGACATAAGCTATGGGAATTTATTCACAACTTTAGACATAACCCGCTTTGCGGACTGCCTTTAGTAGTGTGGATTGATTTTTGATATTATATCTCGCTCACTGAGAACAGTGATGTTGCCCTTAAGTGGGCACCTCTTCGGAGGATTATCGAAGGTGTGGTAACCTTTGGTTCTTATCTATGAACCACTTTTTGACCGATATCTAAACTATGGTCTGCCCTTTATTGGGCATAAGCCATAGGAATTTATCCATAACTTTAGACATAACCTGTTTTACAGACTGCCTTTAGCTTTTTGGATCGATTTTTGATATCGCATCTCGCTCACTGAGTACAGTGAATTTGCCCTTTATTGGGCTCGATCTTTTGGGTGACGCTGGAAGATTTAAATAGTCATGTGCCTTGTGCACAAATACGTTGGTATTTACAAGTTTGAGATATGTGCAGATAGAATGAAATCTTTTCTGCGGATCTGGGGTTTACTAGATAACCACGTGTACCGCTAATGAGTCCTATTGCTTAAAAGCTGGATAATTTATGTATGCGCGAACTCCCCTGCGAACTAGTTTTAGTACAGCGCTCTTTTGCGTTGAAACAGAAACTGTCACGAGCCTGAAAATTTCCTAATATTATTGAGCCTCCTTTGTAGGTTCGATGAATAATTTTTATTGACATATTGTGTCAGGATTGATATAAATCTTTGGATATGTTTGATTAGCCTTCGTATAGATTGCGTGTGACCCACGAATCTGTATGATGTTGCGATAATATTGAATATACCTTTGAGTTGTACATACCCTGGAGTATGGTTAGTATTTATTGTCCATTGAGACTCTGATATTAAAGTTTTAGCCGGTTTGAAACCCGGTTTGATAGGTAAGAGAAACTTGTTTGAAGTTAGTACGATTGCGCACGACTTCTTGAGTTTGTCAAATACCGTGGAGCTTGATTCCACAGCTTACGCTTTATTTTCTTTGAGACCATGTGTCTTGAACGTTTTTAGGTTTGTTCCGTTATAACAAATCGCGGTAAAATCCGTTTTCCTCAATAATAATGTCCCTATACAGTGAATATAATAATCTAGGAGGATCTGCCAGTGCTCTTCAAAGCACGAATCACGAGATCAGTTTGGCCGCTGATAGATCTGATGATCACAAAGAGTTTGCGCGCAGCAAGTATGCGCAAAAGACTCACTCAAACCAAGAGTATAAAATGAAAGATAAACAATCTTTCGAAGTTCGCTACAAAGGATTGGTTGATCACCTCGCGCATTTACGCGCAAACAAAAAAGACACCAAAGTTGCTGTTAAAGCACTTGAAACTTTGAAGAGGAAGGGTAAAAAGTTGAAGAAAATCGCTTTTGCTCATTCTGGAACATTTATTGATGATGTTCAAAGCGCTGGTAGCGCGCTCCTTGATGGCC